ACCTTTGAAGTTAACTGAAGAATCACCATTCCATAAGAATGAGTTCATAGTCTTATGAATGCCACGCTCAGCTTCACGAGAGTAATCAACTAATGCGTTAAAGTTTTCAGCATCCAACGCTAATTTATCACGCCAATCAATACCGAAACCTTTATCGAAGATTGGAATGATACCGTTTGCGTAAGTGTAATCACCTTTGTCACCTTTAACACCTACTGTGCCAGACAATGAGATTTGACCTTCGTCTAATTCATTGAATTTACGGTATGTGTAAAGCTTTTGACCAAGGTTAACCGCTTTAGATTGACCAAGTAACATTTTTAACGTTGTGAATTCACCAGCAGGCGCTTGGAAGTCTTTAGTGGTTGGATCCATCATTCGGAATGCGTCACCAGGGGTTAAACCAGCGTTACCCTGCATCGCGCGACCGTTGTTAATACGCTCAACAATAGCGTTATGGCGATCCATACCTTCTAATCGACGGTTATGTAATGCCTTGTATTGGTCTAGCATGATTAAGTCTTGAGGCGTTTTAGGATTCTGCAACGCTTCTTTATTAAAGTATAATGTGCTCATTGTTTCCCCCTATGCGCCACGTACACGAACTAAAGTAACTGCCGTTGTTGTAACCGCTTCATCTGCATAAGCAAGAATGTCATTAGTTAACGCAGTTGTACCAACAGCAAAAGTACCATCACCATTAGAAATAATAGGCGAGCCTTTCACTACAGTTTGAGAGGAGGCAACGCGAACATTGGCAAACTCACCAGAACGCAACACCATTGCTTCAGCAGTTTCACCCACTGTATAAGCCGTAGTGATAACACCACCTTCTGACTCTGGAATTTCAATAGCAATCAAACGCTCACTATCAACAGTTGCAGCGTTATTAGATGTAGCTAAGCTGTTACCAGAGCGTTCTAATAACGTACCTGGTAGGAATGCGTCAGCCGCTGGACCTTCAACAAGTAACGGCTCTCTGTAAGGGCCGTCAATATTGCCTAAATGGATTTTATTTTTAGCCATGGTTCAACTCCTTACATATCATCAATAGCTGATTTCAGGTCGTATTCACCTGAATTTGTTTGAACACCAAAGCCGCCAGAATTTAAACTCATCGTGCCAACAGGTGCGGAGTTCTTAGCAATCTTTTGGAGTGTGTTAACAGACATAGCTTTTAGCTCGTCATCTTCAAAGTCTTTGCTGCTCGCTTTGATTTCGGTGATTAACTTATCTTTTTCTAAGTCATCTTGAGCATTAACTTTTTGTTTCAGCTCTTTCACCTCAGCGGTTAGTGTGTTAATAGCAGACAATAAAGCGTCAGATTCAGCATTCTTTTTCATGCCCTCTTTCTCTTTATCATCACCTTTCATCATTTTGTCGTAAGCATTCTTAACTTCATCTTCAGACATATTGTCTTTATACATGTTTTTCTTTTTAAGAGCTTCGACCATGTTTTTCATGTTTTCGGTCATGTTTGCTTCCTCGTTAGCTTTATTTTTAGATAATAAGCCCACCATTGCTTTGGTGAACTTATCGACTAAACTGTCTTCGTTAGAAATCTTTTCAACGTATTCATCTAGGTTTACATACAGCTTTTCGCACTTAACTTCTTCTTCACCGTTAAAGCGCATAAAAGTAGCATCACCACCAGCAGGCGGCTCGCTTGATTCAAGCATAGCTAGATGGTTGTATTCTTGTTTGGTGGCAATAGCATTGTACTTAATGCCTTTTTCGTTAGTGCCACTCTTTTCTTCTGGTATTGTATAAAGGCCAGTAGATACACCAACATCTTCACGATTAGATAATCGGGTATAGAAATCAGTGTCTTGATTTTTATCCTGTGCCTCTAAGATGTTTTTATTAATTGATATGTTGGCATACCAAACACCGTTAGAGTGCATTACCTTTTCAACGTTACCACCAGAGTAATGATTTTGTAGGGCTTCACCTTCGTAAGCGTCTAATCCATTGCCGTTTGAGTCTGTTGGGTGAGAGAGTGTGACAACCTTGTTTCGTATCGTCTCCATACCAGCCTTGTTGTCCTCAGCTCGATATAAAAGACCATTCATAACAGCGCCGTCTACAGTGATAGGTACGTTGTTAATTAGAAACTCGGTGTCTGTTTCACTTATTTGGCTTTTGCCAACGTTTGTGATCAAAGATATGTGTTTCATTTGATATACTCTTGATTAGTTAATAAGCATTATAGCTAACTGTGTAAACAATACAACACACTGTAAACATTAAGATACACCAAGCACTTGCTTTTTGCGCGCTCTAAGCTTCTTAATAAAGTTCTTTTGGGTCATTTCACCTTTTACATAGATTATTTCTAGTGTCGTACAATGACAATTTATTCTGTTTGCACCTTCATTCCACCAGTCTTGTTGCTGCTTTGGTGTGTATATGTTGCCATGCCTTGCAGCGTGTGAGCGTCTAGTCCTTTCGCCAATCGGTAGGAGTAGAGCGCTAATGTGTATCACTCTTAAGTCAAGACCTAAGTTATCCCTAGCGAATTGCTGAACAAAGAATCTTCCATCATTATAAACACGCTCAACCTCGGTGGATGCAAAACGTTCTGCTTTATATCCAACAATCAAAGTAAATCGTTTACGTACTGCAGCTAATAGGGATGCAACCGAAGCGCCTGCAGCGGCACCTGTTATGATAGCTCTTGTTATATCACTGGCAGCCTCGGTTGCGTAAGTCTTCATATTACTAAATGACTCAGTAGCTTCTGAGCGTTTGTCTTTTTGATAGTCTTGTCTTACAGTAAATTGCTCTGGTTGGAATTGACCCTCTTCTACCACACCCAATCCCTCCGCCATTGTAACCATACGTGTAAACGATTGGAGCGTAGCCTCTTGGTAGGCAGGGTAAATGTATTCAAGAAAGAACCAGTTTTGTATTATGTTTAACCCTAAAGCTTGATAGAACAATATTTGTAATTCTTCAAACATAGACTCTAGCTGTTCCGGGGGAATGTCGTATTCATAACCAACTTGATTAATTGTTACTTTGCGAACTGGGAAAGACTCTATCATTTGCCTAACTTGTGGCTCGATAGATAGTATTCTACGCTTCATATCTGCTTTTGTTTTGCGTATTCTTCCAGCTTGACCTGTTGGGTTTTGTTCTTTGCGTGTGGTTGTGACTTCCTGCTTGTTAGTTTTGAGTGCGTCCATTTGCCTAACTAACTTTGCATACCACCTCATGCCAGGTCTACCACCCCATAACATAGCAGAGGCATAACCAGGACTATCTTTAGGTAATGATAAAAAGCGTTTATTCCTACCCCAAAATCGATTAGCTTTGCGCGCCCATTCCTTTGATACTTTCTCACCTCTAGCGAGTTTACGGGCCATAGCAACAGTTGAGGCTTCTAGTCCTTTGCCTGTGTTGCCTTTTTCATGCAAGTTTAATCCGACTCTATACGCAGCTTGTACGCTCTTAGGTGGTGTAAAGTTTATCTCATTATGCTTGAAGTATTCTATTTGACGCAGGCGTTTAACAGCCTCTTCTTTTGTGCTGTACCAACGAGATAGTTTTTTAGTGCCATCTTCTGAATAGACAGCGTATTTACCGCCCTTACTGAGGATCATCTTCTTCGTCTATCTCTGACAGTGGCTCTTCGTCTTCATTCTCAATGCGCTTATATCCTGCAATCTGACGCATTTCCTCTGGTGTAAACACTTCTTGCATCATATTCTTGTTAACACCTGCCATCTTGTCGGCTAACTCTAGCTTCTCCTTGTCACTAGGGGCCATTAGGTCATCCCATACAACCGTGTATTCGACATTCTCAATAGCTCCATGATTTATTAACCAGTCAACAACTGATTCAACCATCTGAGTACCAAAAGATTCTCTGCGAGATTGCATGTTCGCTAACGTAAATTTACCATCTTGGTCAGCTGCTAACTTACCCTCTTGTTGGCCTATTAGTAACTTACTGGCTATTAGGATAGAGCCAGCATAAGATGCTAGGTTTACATTGAATGGACTGTCAGGATTCATTACATTGGCCGATATAGTATTTACATCTACATCACCTAACTGTAAGTGCTTGTCTAAGTTCTCAACGAAATCAGATAAAGCTTGATCCATTGCATCTATTTCAGCTTCGGTAGGTTGAGGTGCATCTTTAGACTTATTAGAAAATGCCAATTTCATAGCGGCAGACTTAAACATGGCCTCACCGGTAGAACCTAGGATCTTAACCAGTGTTACTAATTCATTAAAACCAGCTTCATTAGCTGGTACGCCATAAATAGAATCAGGCTCACCACCTTCAGCAAATAAAATTACTCTTGAGTGATGAACGTTTACATCTTCATTGCGCTGGTCTTGGCGTATGTCGTTTATTAGAACAGATTCTTTAAACGTGTACATGGTTGGTTGACCGTAACGAATAGAGCTTCTATCTTGATCCCATGCTACCGGTATAAGTTGACCTTCCATGCAAGGTATTAGGTTTAGGATTTGGGTGTCTCTTACAGTACCTAAAGGTTTATCATATTGTATTTGGTTTCTATTGCCAGATACTTGAACAACAAAAGCACCATAATCACCAATGCGCTGGTACTCGTCAGCCAGTTTAATCTTGCGCCACAGCTTTAGGCGTTTAAATAATTTGTTTAGCGTGGATTCCCATTCTGTTTGCTCGTCTCTGTCTTCAACTTCCTGTTCGTCACCTTCGAATATGTCAGGGAATGAACGCCAGCATATTTCGACAGGAACTTTAATGCCTGCCTTAGCAATACTAAAGCGTCTATACATTTGATAGTGGTCATTAAAGACAAGTGATTCTCTATAACCAAAGTCACGGTATATTTGCTGGTGCTTGGTGTCAGGACTAATAGTATCAAGTCTATTAACAAAGCGACTGAATGAATTTTCTAAAGCCTGATTAACCGCAAAGGCTACTTCATCTTTATTAACTGTTGGTTGTGTTTTAGGGGATGACTTTCTAGCCATGAGCAAACCTCTTTCACTGAATGGTTAAAGTTTACCACATTGAAAGAGGAATGCTAATTTTGTATGGAATTGTTTACGTTTGCTTGCTTTGTTTGGATTTACACCCTTCGACCACAACTTCAAACAACTGAAAATTATCGTTGTACCAGTTATACAGTGTATTAGTGTTTTTATTGCACAACCTTGATACTTCAGCTAGTGATTTAAAGCCTTTGTCTTTTACGTATTTACTTGCTGTCATGTTTATTCCTTGGGTCTTTGCTCGTGTCGTAAACAGTTCCTATTGCAGCTCCTTTCTCCCAGTGATCCCCATTGCTGCCGTTTGTGTTTTCGAGAATATAATCATGCTTCGATGTTAGGTCAATTTTGGTGACGCCCTCAACTTTTGATATTACCTCTCTAAACTTATGAAGAAAATCTACATTTTCACTCTCCCCATAAACATTAATAATTCTACCATGCAGCCAGTTAAGGTGTTTTACATCTTCTTTGGTAAGTTTACTCATGTTTAACACCTATTCCACATAATATTTAATTCAAACTCATGGCATATATAACCATTCTCATCGCTAAGCTCTGCTACAGTGGATACATAAAACTCAACCTTGCAATCGTTGATTATCGCAGTTAAATCACTACCATTTTGCCTACCCTCAAGTAGGAAGTTGAAAGCTCTGGTGTCTTTTCTTGCCAGCACTACAGTTCCACTTGCACGTGGATTCTCATACGCAAATTCCAATCTAACACCATAAGATTCAGCCATGAGCTTTCTTTTACTTCTTAGTATGTCCATTCATATCTCCTTAGTTAATTCACACTAAGAATACACAACTATTTAGCATTTGTCTAATATAAAACCCAATTATTGGACATTTATCTACGTCTTGATGGAATGTAAACGGTTCTTGATGTGCGTTTGTATTTCTCTTCTACTGAATATCGTAGTGAGTCAATGAAGTGATTGAAGTCATCACAAGGCTTATTGGTAACTTTGTTGTCTTTGTCTACGGCCCATGCATAGTTATTAAACTCTGTCATAAACTCGACAAGGTGGGCGTTAACAATGATTTGGTACTCGAGTAAGAAGTCTATACCTGTATTGATTGAGTCCTTACCTTTTTGTGCGCCCTTAACCTTACAGCCTAAGTCTTGCAGTCTAGCAATTGATTTAGGCTCAGAGCTATCTGCTGTGGTCATATGCTTGTGAACAGTGCGTTCTTTCATCATTTCGGCTATACGTTCATTACTTAAGCCTTTCTCGTAGAATCCATCATATACGTATATCTTCTTGTTGTGTTCGTCTATGTATGACGTATGAAAAGCGGTAGGGTCGTTAGTATAACCAAAGTCTAAGCCTTGTACTGATTCTAGGTGTTTAACGTCTTCTAGCTTGATAGGTTGGCTTATAACATTATTAAAGATTAGGCCCTCAGCAGTACCCCAGTTACCTAATGCGTATATGTTGTAGTAGCGTGGGTTGGTCTTCTTCTTGTTCTCCATTACCATTTTGTATTCATCATCAATGAATGCGTTATCCAGGT